TGCGTCTTGAGCTGCTTCGAATGTCCAGCGAGCAGACATCTTACGTGTCTTAGCTTCGACTGTTTGCTTCAATACTTGAATGCTTAACTTACGACCAGGATCGCCTTCCATTGAAGATGTTGATGCTGGACCAACTCCATTTTTATCACCACTGTAAGCAGCAGCAATGTTGAATGGGCTCAATGCTTCTTGACCAGCAGTAACGCCAGCAGAAGTTTCAGCATAACGAACACGTAAAGTGTGAATCTGACCAACTGGGCCAGTCATTGGCTGAACACCGATGATTTCGTTAGCGATAACAGTTGGCATAACACGACGGATAACTGGTAGAATTACTTTGTTTAGTACAGCTACATTACCGCTTTGAGTTGCACCAGCAGATGCACTCTCCATGATGTTTTTCTTTGTGTTTTCTAACACAGTTTCCATTACAGCTTTTTTATTGCCTTGAAGGCCTTCTAGTAGAACGTCTTTAGTTGCGGTCCAGTTTTGGGCTTCGAAAAGTTTCTCAGACATTAATGTCTCCTTAGTTAATTACTTTCCAATACCGGCTAATTTTCTTAGTGATAGGATATCTGCACCAGCAGTATCTTGTTCACTAGAAGCTTTATCGCCAGTCATCTCAGTCTTCTGAGACGCGCTGCTCTCGTTAATGATAGCGTTAGCCTTAGTGGCCGTAACTGATTCATTGAGAACTGCGGGTAGGTACTTGTTAAATGATTCACGTAGATTTGCTGTCTTAACTGTTTTTAGCAGATCTTCCATAATGCCACGCTTTTCTTTACCAAGTGGGGATACTAATTCCTGCATTGCGGTTTGACGCTTCATTGTGTCTTCAGCAATACGTATTTTTTGTTGTGCTTGAGCAATAACAGCATCTTTAGATTCTAATAATGATGTTTGTTCCTCTAAGCGGCCAGATAGTTGTGCAATTTGCTCGCCTAACTTCTTAACCTGTGTGCCATCAGCAAAGCCGCTGGCCATAAACTCTCCTGCAAATGCTTCCATGATCTTACGACCAAATACATTTTCACGGCTAGTTTGAATGTCTTCGCGCAACTGAGTTATCTCTGTGCGTAAAGATTCTGCTAGAAGCTTTTCAGCTTTCGCTGCTGCTTCTTTAATAAATTTGGCTTTAGCATTAGCAATTACTTGCTTGCCTTCGGCTACTAGATTAACACGAGCTTGTACTAGCTTTTGCTCATCTTCTCTTAGCTCTTTTAATTCAGAACTTAACTTACGTAAGGCAAACTCTTCTAATTTAGCAAAGTTTGTCTTTTGTGAGTCGCGGTCTTCTCTGAGTTCTTTGATTTCCTTAGCCATTGCTTCCATAACAAATTTGTTTAGCATGCTAGCATGCTCTTTCATTTGCTTTTTATATGAAACTTTAGCTTCTACAACTTCACGCTTGTCAGATGCAAATTCTTCAATTTCACGCTGAATTGCTTCAGTGATCATTGTGTCTGCTGCTTCAACAATCAAGCCTTTGTCATGTTCATAACGTTGGCTAAATTCTTCACGCAAATTTGCTTCAATTTCTTCGTTTAGTTGTTGGACTTGTTTGTTCCAGGCTTCCTGTAGTTGGCCTTGAACTTCCTCAGATAGTACCTCTGCTCCGAATAGTTCTTTAAAGTTGCTCATCTTTTGTCCCTCACTTTTTATTTAGGTTATTGATGAACCTGAGAACCTCTTCCTGGAGGTGTCGTTGTGCCTTTTTGTCATATTTTACAGCTTCAGCAACGTCCATTAAGGCGCCGCGTCTACGATCATGCATAACACGTTCATAGATTGCTTTAGGATATGCATCTGGGGCACTAGGTTGTGCCACGACGTCTACCGTGACAATTTCAAAATCAGTAACGTTACCAGATTCATTAACGTTACCAGATCCCCTACTAGATACCCCAAGTTTAACACCACTCTCTAAAAGAGTTTTTACGATGTTACCCATTGGGGTTGGTAGGATTTTTAGTTTACCGATACCGTTGTTTTCATTCATGTACATATTTGTAATCATGTGTGAAACACGGTCTAGGTTAACT